CAATGTTTTAGGACACATTGTTTCTCTTTGCATATTTCTTTGTTTAAGTATCCTGCGTGTTCTTTGTAGTGGCAGTAGCCTACTGCATTGTTAATGTGTATTCCATTAATGTCTAAACCTTTACCATACATACATTTACCCTTTCTTTTGAAACAAACATAACTATGGTACAATTTATTATAACACATTTCATAAATAAATGCAATAAAAAGAGAGGTTTTTAACCTCTCACTAATTCAGCTATTATTTCTGTATATATTTCATATTCCTTATTTGTTAAAAGCCCTATGTCCCTAAATGCTCTTAAATAACCGGAGAACTTAAAAATGTACATATTTGTAAATTGATAATATTCATCTGATGTTATTTCCTTTGAGTCAAACTGCTCCTTTCTGTGTGCAATTCTTCTTTTGTAAAAATTAAATTCTTCTGCAACCTTTTCTAATACTAAATTCTTCATAGCTTTGTTTCCTTTCTTACTTTGTTTTATTTGCTTTGTTCTTTGTAACTATATAATAACACAAGGGTTGCAAAAATGCAACCCCTTTTTTATATTTTTTCTTCAATTAATTTTTGTTTTTGTTCTGGTAGTGTACCATATAATGCAATGCATATAGCATCACACATATCATCATTAATTTTACACATTACTTTTTCGCCATCTATAGTAACAGGTACAATACCTTTTTTACCCCTGCCAGTATAAGGCTCAGCAACAAAATGCAAATAACCTTTATCACGTATGTATAAAACTGTACGGTATTTATTTGGGTTAATGCCATATTTATTATTGTAAGGTTTCGCACTCCCTACAACGTTATTTTTCCAACTTTTCGTGTCTACACTATAAACAAGTATGCCGAATTCTGCAAATGTGTCTATTATAGTCGCTACTAGTGCACCAGTTGTAATCAAATATTTGGTGCTTAAATGACCGCCACTAAACGTTCTTATTCGCTCTATAACAACTTTAACTTCTTTATATGATATATCATGCTCAGTATGTATCCAAGCTACTATATCATACAAGAAATGTTTTATACGTATTCGCTTTTCTGTGTTTGTTTTGCACCCTTTAAAATTCTCACAAAACACACGCACAACATCATCATTTATTATTACTGCTACTCCTGTTTGTGTATAGCTTTCATCTATACCTATGATACACCTATTTATTTCTTCTTTCACATTCTTCAATCCTCTTTTTATAGAATTTTGCCGTCAGTTTTAATGCTTCTTGCAATTCTTTTGTTTGACGTTCAATAACTATATCTTTTATATGTTCTGAGAACCATTCTTGTTCTACCATATCCACATAGTAACCATTTGATACATATGTTGACGCATTATATATTAGATACATTCTTTTCTCTTTTGTTTTTATATTTCCACAGTAAAAACATTTAATGTTATTAAGTAAAAAGCTTGTTCCTACTTTTATTTTATTACAATCACTACATCCCATTGTGCTTAGCTGTGCGTCTCTCTCAATCCATCCGAACATATAACCTTGTGGCTTTGCATCACATCCATAACGATAACTTATTCCATTAGTGCTATCTTGTTTTACTTCCTTATTGAGATAGATACATCCCCTACAATTCTTTACTTGTGTAGCCATTCTAACGCCCTTTCTTTGCTCGTAAACACTGGGAAACAATCTATTTGCACATCCCTATAGCCTGTATTAATGTTTGCACCCTTACAATTAAAAAATTTTCCTTTAGGTGGTTTGTTCTTCGTAAGCACTTGTTTTGTTTCCAGAACATACAATGTTTCATTGCTCCGTACGATACATTCTTTTACCGAACATAATACTATAATGTTTGGTTTGTTGTGTTCACGCTTACTTTGATATATAAGATACACTTCCTGTTTTGGTTCTAATGCTAAGTGTATATGCTTCACACCCCTGCACTCCTTTTCTTCGCATTCTTGACAATCTAAATAAGTAACATATAGTTCCATAGGCTTGCAATATTTACTCATTATCTTCCCACTCTTCACCGTCAACAAAATTAAAATATTCATGTTGCCATTGTGTCACCAAATCTAAATTATAACTTCCGTAACCTATATGCATTTCATTCACTGGACAACCTACTTCATGCCATAATATTTGATAATATGGATAGCTTGCACTCTTTGTTTCAGTTCCAAAAGTCGGCATCTATCTTTTCTTCTTCTGTACCAAGAATATGCATTAAGTCACATCCTGTTTGTTTTATGTTTCTCCATTTCTTCATATTACCACCATCCTAACATATATGCTATAATTGCATAAATAACATAACATACCATTCCGACCAAACATAATAACATATAGAACGCTAATAACGCTACTGCTACGCCTAGCACATATACTACTCCTGCCACCTATCCTTGTAGAATATAACTTGAATTTCCATTATAATCGCTCCTTATTCTTTTTATAGCACACTTCACGCATTGAACATTGTTCTGCCATGCTACAAGTATAACCTGTACACTTTTCATGTCGTGCTACTAACTTACCTTTTGTCAAAAGTCTCTGTTTATATTCTTGGATTCGCTCCAAACGTTCTATTGGTACTGCTATTTCACTCGGAGTATAATTATACCTACGTACACGAAATTCTTGGTCATTCTTGCTGTCACATAGTACAATGCCTTTATGTATTCCAGTTAAGTACATATACAGCTGACATTGTTTCCTGCCAGATGCATGATGGAACTGCTTTTTAAATGAAAAACTGTTTACTGACTTAATTTCCACCACATACTTATCCCATTCTTTACATGGCTCTGTAAGGCTCATATTACGCGGTAAAGAACATATAATGTCTGGGGTATACTGTAAGTCATATTCATCTGCAAAACGTGTATAATCGCAGTCTAACGGCTCACATAAACCACCTCTAAGGAATAATCTTTGCCACTTCTCGTGTATAGCATCACCCTCTGCGAATATCCTACGCAATCCCACATCTATCTGTTCTCCCTGTTTTTGTTTATAGAACAAACTCAATACTTGTTGTCTATAGCAGAACTTATTATCTGACTGAATTACTGCGCTTGCATGAAGCCCTTTTCGTTCTGTTGTCTCTGCACCACGTGTCATCACACTACGTAGAAATTCTAGCTCTTTTGGAATATCTTTATCCAAATAAAATAATTCGTTTAATAAGTTCTTTATACGCTTTTCTTCATCTGTTTCTACTGGCACTCATCAACTAATCCCATTTGTTTTTGTTTCACTTCCTTTCCTATGTTTCCCATTCACTACGCTCTTCATATTCTGATTGTAACATATGTACAGAGATAATGCAAGACTTTTTTAAATCTGTTGCTATACAAAATCTCTGTACTGCTTCTTCTTTTGTGTCTGCATAACAAAAGAATTTATGTTCTGTATTGTCATCATCATATAAACGCATGAACGTTATACAATAAAATTTGCTCATAATCTATCCTTTATACCTTGCTCTATGTTCTGCCATAATCTCTTTTCGTACAGCATCATAATCAGCAAAATCTACGAATCCCCTATCATAGAAAAGCGGTACTTCACATTCACCTTTTGGACTGCACACCTTTGATTTCACAACTTTTATTTTCATAACCATACCAACGGCTTCATTTTTAGCACTATTTTGTGGATTATAATTAGGAATTTCAATATAGCCTTTACGTGCTACTTGTATTCTTAATGAAGCACTGTGTTTCAACTTGTGACCGCCAGGAGTTTGTATATTGTCCCCAAAAGGCATTGCATTCATTTTATCACGAATTTGATTAATGAAAATAACTGTTGTTCCTGTTTGTTCAATTACATCTTCGAGCGTTGGTAAATATTTATCCATCAACCTAGCTACACCACCAATGCGCATTTCTTGTTCACTATCTGTATTTACCGCTTTTCTAATCTTATCAATATCATCTTTCGGTTGCAATGATGGAACGCTATCTATTACTATTAAAGGGATACCCTCTTCTGCAAAACGAATCGCCCTGTTGAAAGCCTTTTCTCCATATCTTGCACGATATATCAGCATTTGCTTTGGCGTGTTTCCAAATACTCTTGCTCTCTTTGCATCAAATGTCCCCTCAATAGGAATGTCTAAACATAACTCATGTTGTGCACACATTTGATATGCAAGTGTTGTTTTACCTGCACTCTCAGCACCGAATATCTCTATTGTTCTTCCTTTTGGCACACCACCACCAATAATAGCATCTAAATCTGCTATTCCAGTACTCCAACGTGGGATTTTCAATGCATCCGACTTACTGCCCAAACTATATACACTTCCCTCTTCTTTCTTATTAATCTCGTTGCAAAGTTTAAGTATCGCTTCTTTGTTCATCGTTCTTTTTTGTTTCATATTTCTCAATCTCCCTTGTTGTCATATTTCGCAAACTGTTATATGTATCACTACAATTAATTGCATTGTTCTGTTTAGCCGCTTCATTCAAATACCATAATGCTTTGTTTAAGTCTTCAATGCCATTCTTATGTTCCCAACGCCATAAATATTTGAATGAATTAATCATGCAGAATATAGATACATTTTCTTCACCAAATATTAGTTTCATAACATCAATGCACTCAATTGAACAACTACCTGCATAATGACTAGGATGATTCACATTATTTAATATTCTTTGTGGTTGTACTTCTTTAAATTCAGGTTCATATGCATCGCAGGTTTGTTCATCAATTAACACTTTTGTTTTAATTCCGTCTAAGTT